ACAACCTGGAACAGAACAAGCTACACTTGAATCATTGACACCCTCCGTGCAGAAGATTACAGAAGGTGTTCAGGACTTTGCATCACTAGATGGTATCAGATCAGACATATCTAATATTTTAGTGACTGCTTCAAGTGATATTAATAAGTTAGGTTTACCTGGTAACATTCAAAGTATTATTCAAACTGCTGGATTTAATATTGAATCTATTTTTAATGAAATTTCAAAACAATCAGGTGGAAGTGGACTAGCAGGTACTAACTTAACCAGTGGTGGTGAACAGCTATACAACAAAGATTTCCTTGAGTTTGATGATTATAACGATAAAGAATCTGTCATTACTCTTACTGATCTACCTACAAAAAATCCTTTTCAATCAACAACTAAAAATGTAGAGGCCTCTATGGCTGATTTATTCAATGAAGATTGGTTCAAACTTCAAGGTTATGACACAAGTTATGCAGAAAACAAAGTTCGAGAAAACTTTATTATTTATGGTTTAGCTAGAGCTAACAAACCAACAGGTCGTTTAAACGTGGATGATATTAAACGTGCCAGTGATGCGATTTCTATTTATGGTGCGAAAGCTCCGCAAGATGTGATCGCTGCGTTGAAAGAAGTTGATCGTAAAATTAGACAAGCTCAAGGTGGTTTACTACGTGCCTATCCTGAGATTTTAACAAGAGATCCAACTTTCTCCGATCGTACAAAAACAGAAAGCATTTTAAGAAACTTAGGTCTTGATCCTGCAGACTTTAACCAATATTTAGGTCAAATAAATCCAGCAGGTACAAGTCCTGAAGCGGGTGCCATACAAAATCAACAACCAGAAAATCAACAAAGAACTGTACCTAATGAATTTGATAACGAAGGTGAAGTGATAGATCTTGATGATTTATTTAGTGTATCTTCTGTAGAAGGATTAATGTAATGGAAAAAGATAACATTGTACAAATAGATTCTTTCACACCAGGAACAAAAAAAGGCAAGCCAATTACCTTAATGAAAGGTACTCCTAATCAAAAAACAATTATGTTGGAGATGCCTGGAGGTAAGATGTCTCAAAATGATTTGCTCAAGATAAAGCAAGCTTACAATTTACCTGCTGATTTAACATTTGAGGGAACTCAAGAAGTATTAAAAAAAATTGAAGCTAGTGACAAACAAATGTTACTTTCTGGAATACCTTTTGAAAAAGGAACTAAAGAATACTATGGTGAACTAGCTAATAAAACTTCTGATGTTATGGCTCGTGAAGAGTTAATAAAAGATCCAGCAAACTTTTACTATAATCAAGCAGCAAAAGAGTTTTCGCTACCTAACCCCGGTTCTTACGTGCCTTTTTTAGGGCAATACTTACCGGAAGATATGAGACTACCTCAAAACTTAGTTTCTAAACCTTCTGCAGAAATGATTGGGGGTATGACTGCTGTAACAGCAGCACAGACTGCAAAGATAGCAGGCTCACGAAATCCTTTTGCTTTGTTAACTCCGCAAGAATTATATGGCTCTGAAATGCTTGGAACACAAGCGGGTGGTTATGCCTATGATTTTAGTAACAGAATTCTCAGAACATTATTAGATTTACCAAACCCTACTTTAAAAGAAGCAAGCTCACAGTTTTTATATGACACTATGTTAAATGCAGCATTTACAGGTGGAGCCGCTGCAATGGGACCTATCTTCAATCATACAAAAGGATTTATTGGTAATAAAATATTTGGCATTAGTCCTACAAAAAAGAATTTACAAAAATTAGCTGAGATATCAGACACTTACGGTATGCCATTGGGTATTATTCAGGCTACCAATATGCCGTTTTGGAGAGCGTACAGTAAAGTTATTGGTGTTCTACCATGGGTAGGTAAAGAATTTGGAACACAACAACAAGCTGTACAAGAAGCTTCAAGACAGTATTTAGGTAAATTAATGAACTCTGTAGCACCTTTACAAACAGTTTCAATGTTAGGAAAGGATTTGTCTAAGATGATGCAAAGTAATTATGAGTCTGTAAGAAATGCACAACGATATTTATATGAGAATTTTGAAGAGTATGCCAAAAAACTAAAAGGTAAAAAAGTTATAAACATAGACAATTTTAGAAAACTTGCTAATGACACTCGAGCATCTTACGAAGAAGGTATTCCCGGTCTTACTACAGGAGAACCCTTTCAGTTTCCAGGTTCAAAGTCTCAAGAATCTTTTGGAAAGTTATATGGGATGTTAGGAAAGTTAGATCCTAATATTACAATGGAACAAGCAATCACACTTCGTCAAATGTTTAATGATTTTGCAGTTAATTTTAAAACAGAATTCAAAGGTAAAATTCCAGAAAACCAAGCACAAGCCATTGGTAATTTAGCTGCGATGTTAGAAATGGATATTACCAATCTTAAAAATATAGGTAATGAAGTGGATGATGTTGTCTTTAATACTGCTTTGAAAAAACTTTCTGCTGCTAATGAATATTTTGCAGCAACCATACCTAATTATACAGGTGGAGTGGCCTCTAATGTAAAACAAGTTAATGCAAACATATTTGGACCTGGACCTGATCAAAAATATGGTATGATGTATACAAAAGAAGTTTTTGACACCATTTTACAAAGAGCGAAAAATGATCCTGATGCAATGAGACATTTATTAGAACTATCAAAAGCAACACCTGAACAAGTACAAGCTTTTAGAAAAGCGGGTAACAAAGAGGGAGTGGTTGTTAATATAGAAACTCTTGTAAAAGATTTAGATATTAAAAGTCCAACATATAATCAAACCATTAAAAAAGTTTTACCTATTACGAGTGTTGCACCTAATGCGGGTCAATTAAGAGTTGTAAGAAGACTCTTAGGTGATGCCCTTAATGATTCAATCGTAGGTCTTCCTGTTGGTATAACACCTAATCAATACTTAAATGTTACTTCCGCAAGTCCTGATTTAATTCAAAAGCAGGGTTTAAAAAAAGCAGCACCAGAAATGTTAGAATTTGGTCAAGTAGAATTTAGTCCACAAGCATTTGCTAAGAAGCTAGGTTTAGATACCGAAGATGGTATTGAAGTTCTTACTGAAGCATTAGAGGGCACAGGCGTAACAGTTAATGGTATAAAAGACTTTTTATCTGCAGCAGATGCGGCAGGTGCTTTCATTGTTAATGATCCTTCAACCTTCGTTACTAGAAGGATTACCTTGAGTGGTTTCAAAGGAATCATGTTAGGTTCTGCCATGGGTGCAGGCGCAGGTGGATTTGTGGCTATGAATCCTATTATGACAGCATTAATGTTAAAGTATGGTTCAAAACTATTAACAAACCCTAAAGCTTTAAAAGCATTTACTGAAGTGTATACCGATGCTGTTAAGTTTCCTACAAAAGATCCTCTTACAAAGTCAAGAAGAAATGACCTCATACAATGGGCAAACGAATTCTTACCAACTGATGAAGATTTAGAAGAACAAGACTTTATGAAAGAAATTGATCAATCTATTATTAGTTTAATAGAGAATCCTCAAAGTAAATTAGAGCAGAATGCAGCTAGAGATAAACAAATTGAATTGATGACTAAAACTCCAGAAGGACGTGACTTAGAAACTTTACGTGAGATTGACAGAAGAGTTACACCTGATACTCAGGAACAACGTTTTTATGATACTACTTTTCAACCTGACGTTTCACTACAGCCAAATATTCAAGGGGCACAACTTGCACCACAAACTCGAAGTAATTTAGCTTTTGGAACTTTAGATGATGCCTTAGAAAGTCAAATGATGAAAAAAGGAATAGGAACACTATGATCGCTTTAGATGCTGTAACACCGTTAAGTCAATTACCGACAAAGCCATTGAAAATGAATAAGGGTGGTGCAACAAAAAAACTTGCTGAAGGTCCACCAGAAAATATAGACATACTACCAAGGTTCGAGGGCTTTGAACCAGGACCTAATCAATTTATGTTACAAGAAGAAGAAATAGTGATTCCTAGTGAGCCTAATGTTCAACCACGGACCATGGACCAACAAGGTGGTTTTTTTCCAAGACCTGAAATAAAAGGACCTATTCCTAGTGAACCTGATATTATAAGCACACCTTACATGGACAGAGCAACGGAAGGCACAACCATGAGTGAAAGATTTATGTATGGTCCTGTAATTGACCCTAGAGAAGTATATCCAAGAGATCCAGATTCAGGGATCATGGGAATTCTACCAAACCCTAATATGCCAATGGGAAACATGCCACAATTATTAGAAGCTAACTTGCAAAATGTTGGGAATAATGGTATTTTTGATTTATTAGGAAAATTAGATAATGAAAAACCTGTGGGCAGTTATAACATTTAAAATTAAAAATTTATTTAAGAAAGGAGATCCCGATGAACATCAAAAGCATTGGGGAATAGGATCATGATTGATTTAACAGATGACTTGAAAGCACGAGTGCGTTTGCACGAAGGGGTACGCACCCAAATGTATTTAGACAGTTTAGGCAAAGCCACAATCGGTATAGGCCACCTTATTCAGCCTCACGAACGGACACGATACGCTGAAGGCGTAGAAATCTCCATGGAGGAAGTCGAAGAACTATTTGATATAGACCTGAATAGAGCTGCTGCGGGGGCTGATTTATTGATAGATGAGTGTGTTGGACACGATTTACCTGACAATGTATCTGAAGTTATACTAGAAATGGTGTTTCAATTAGGCACAAATGGTGTTCGTAAGTTTAAAAACATGTGGAAAGCCATGCGTGAGAAACGTTGGAAAGACGCAGCTACTGAAATGAAAGACTCGAAGTGGCATAAACAGACAACAAAAAGATGTGAAAGTCTTGCAGAAATAGTTGCAAAAACGAACGTATAAGAGTAGGATTCAAGCATGGGTAAATATACTTATAAACATTTAGGACACAAACTCTTCTCATCTCCTGGCGTAATTGATGAATCTAAAATAATAGAAATTAAGTTAGATCCAGTAAGCGTGACTGCAAAAGCTATGGATAGAGCTAGAAAAGCCAGAGAAGCTAAAAAGAAGTAATAGGAGGCTCTATGAAAAAGAATTTAAAACCTGTACCTGCAAAGAATAAAGGTCTAGCAAAGCTACCAAAAAAAGTTCGTAACAAAATGGGTTACATGAAAGATGGTGGTGTTGTTAGAGGAACAGCTAGAGGTGGCGGAGCAGCTACCAAAGGCTTAGGTTATAACGTAAGACCTAATTAAAAGGAGTATCTCGATGACTAAGAGTCCTGATGAAACAGCGATTATGCAAAAGATAGCTGAGATAAGACAAATTTTAAGAGACACTGATCCCGATGATCCTAGTTATGAAACCTATAGTTCTGATTTAGAGGACGCAGTACGTGATTTAGGGATGTATGATGATATGGCCTCTGGAGCTAAAAACTAATCATGGGTATCTTCGGTATTGCAAAAAAAGGCTTAGGTCTTTTAGGTAAAAAGAAAAAAAAGAAAACCTTTCGCGACCGAGCTGAAAGTAAAGTTATCAAAAGAATTAAACAAAGAAAAAGAGATGATGCTATTTTTAAAGGTATAATGGGTGGCACCGCCGCAACAGGTTATATTGGTATTAAATTAGAAACTACAATAAGGGACTCAGAAAAAATGAGAAAAGCTCAAAAGAAAAAATCTAAGTAATCCAACTTTTCAATTCATCACCCATAACTTGACTGGCTATGTCGACTTTGTTCTTCAAGGCAGTTAATATCTTTTCATCAACCGTTCCCTGACAAACAAAATCAACATAGGTAACCTTATTCTTCTGACCAATTCTGTGAGCACGATCCTCGCTTTGTAATCTTATCTCAAGATCATAATTGTTTGAAAAGTACACAACAGTGTGAGAGGCAGTAAGAGTGATTCCATATCCACCAGTCTTAGGGTTCGCAACAAGGTACGTGAGATCATGTCCTTTGTCCTGAAAATTTTTGACAAGATCCATGCGTACTTGATTTTCTGTATCACCATAAAAAGCTGCAGTCGAAGTATCACCGTATTTCTCCTTTAGTTTTTGAGTTATCGTTTCAATATTATGTCTATAGTTTGCCCAGATAATTACTTTGCCATCGACTTCCTCCAGGACGTTTAATAGTTCATCATATCGTTTGTTAGGCACGTCATGGATTTCACCATTATCATTAATAGTGAATCCACAACATACCTGGTGCAACTTAACAATCTGTGAGAGCCGGTTCACAGATGTCGTTGTTTTGTCATTGAAAATAAACATTGCGTTTCTTCTCAATGATTCATAAGCTACAAGTTGTTTCTCACTCATAGGTATGAACCTTTTCATATATATTTTCTCAGGCAGGTCCGTGCATTCTTCTTTCTTGACACGGAAAGCATGAGTATAAATCTTTTTTTCTAATTCCTCTAAACGTTGATAGCCTGTTATCATCGGAAAGTGACGACCACCTGATGTGGGTCTGTTAATAATCTTTGCGTAACGAGCACGGAAAGCATAGTAATTAGTTTGACCTAGTATCTTAGGGTCAAGAAAAGCAAACTGTGTATAGATATCTAGTGGTGATTTGGTAATAGGTGTACCTGTTAAAATTCTTTTGTAGCTTAAATCTTTTGTTAACTTAATTAAGTTTTTTGTACGTTTGGCATTGTGTGTTTTGATAGTTGTACTTTCATCAACAATCATCATTGTTTTCTTTTTATCTTGTACACTGAGATATTTTTCTAAAAACTTTACACCCTTCGGTGATGAAAGAGATTCTATATTCATTAAAAAAATACTTAATGGAATATCATCTTGTCTTTCCAAAAGAATGGTTAACTTAGCTTTAGTAACAGGATCTTTTAAACTCGGGTCCCACGTACTAATGCAATATTTTGTTTTATCAAAGTTTACAAACTCCGTAATTTCTTTATACCAATTACGATACACGGACTTCGGTGCAAAGATTACACAATTATCCACACCTTTTTCATGATGCAGACACATCAAGTCCATGATTGCTGTTATAGTTTTACCTGTACCCATCTCCATCAAATAGGCGAAATTGTTGATGTTTGTATCATGACAAATTCGTCTTGCCTTTAGTTGATGAAGAAAAGGTTCCTTCAAAAAAAAGTTAGCCATATACAAAATAATATATTGCATTTTGTTAGGATTTCAAGTATAACTTTTTTATTGAACAATTAAGTGTTTAGCTGACACTTATAGCTTGTGGCGGAACAAC